CCTCCCGGACGAGCGCCAGTGGTGGGGCCGCAGCCAGCCAACAGCGCAGCCAGGATCAGGATTCGTTTCATGGACGCTCCTTGACGAGCATGATCGCGCTTCCGACCAAAAACACCGCTGCGGCGAGGAAGTTGATCCCATTCGCTGCGCATGGCGCAATGTAGATCGTCGCCATTAACATGCAAAATTGCGAGTTCTTCATTCAACTTCCCTTGTCGTTGTTGTTGCCGCCCGGAGGACGGGCGGGGTGGTGTTACCAGTCGCTGCCGCTCGATGACGAGCCACTGTCGTAGCTGCTGCTCGAGCACGAGTGGTCGTGGCTGCTGTGGCTGTGCGACGAGCTGTGGTCGCTGCTCGAGTGGGAATGACTGCTCGAGCTATCGCAGTGGCTGGACGAGTGACGCGGCTCCTCGGCCGGCGCCGACCACATGCTGGACTGGTTGAAAGGATTCAGCGGCGAAAGCGGATTCAGCGGGTCGGCATAGATGTCAGTCGAGGTATTGCTCGAGCTACGCGCGCTGCTCGAAGGGCCACCAGCGACGGCGCGCAGGCCGGCTTGACGCTGTGCGCTGGCAGAAGCCGATGATCGATAGAGCGACGCCCGGTTGATTGCGGTGGCAGCGGCCATCTGGCGCCGGTTCTCGGCCTCGATCTGTTGCTTGAGAAGCCGCACGCGCTCAGCCGATGCGAGTTGTTCACGATATTCGCGCTCACGGCGCTTGGCGAAAATGTCGAATGGCCACATGTCGTTCTCCTAGTTCTGGTGCTGCGGTTAAATGCGCCTTCGCGCGAAATAGTCTCAAGCCCTCATCCGGACGCCCAGCTTCAACATCAGCAAGGCGAATTGCAGGCCGGCGAGGGCTTCGAGTTGGTATTGGTGTTTTGTCATGACGTCAAAATCCTCCATGCTGCTGCTGCCACTCTTGGAACCTGGCCATTGCCAAGGGCTTTAATTCGGTCCACCCGATAGGCCACCCCATCAGCCACTCGATCCAATCCGGATTCAGAAGGCCAGCTTTGGAGCCGTCGGGGGAAACCTGAGTGTTCAAGCGTATTTGCTGTCCCTTGGCCTTCCGCTCTTCTAAACTCTGTTTGCTCCACTTGTTGGCATCCGAGGCGTTCGGGGTCCGCCACATGCGAACAGCGGTCGCCAGGCCGTCGCCACTGGACTTGCTGACGCCCTTCCTGTTGTAATTCCCGCATACCGTCGGCGTAGGCCATAATCCAGATTCGATCACGCAAATGGGGAGCGCCGGTATCGGCCGCAGATATGACACCCCATTCGACATAGAACCCCATCTCGGCCAGGTCTCCGAGAACACGTCCGAGTCCCCGAGAAGTGAGCATTGGACTGTTCTCCACGTAGACGTATCGTGGTCGTACTTCGCGAATGATCCGTTTTTGGTGGCTCCAAAGTCCGCTTCTCTGTCCCGCAATTCCGACGCCAGTTCCTGCTGCACTGATGTCCTGGCAGGGAAATCCGCCAGATACGACATCAACAATTCCGCGCCATGGGCGTCCGTCAAAAGTTGTGACGTCAGACCAAATCGGGAATGGTCGGAGGCATCGATCGTTTTGTCGTTGCGCCAGAACTTGTGCAGCGTAGGCATCACGTTCAACTGCGCACACGGTTCGCCAGCCAAGGAGGTGCCCGCCGAGTATTCCTCCACCAGCGCCTGCGAAAAGAGCCAACTCATTCAATTTTTCTCCTTCGTTTGTTGTCGTTCTGCCCACGCCCTACGCTTTGCCTCGTCCTTCGCCCGGTTGAACAGAGGGCAAGCTTCATTGCTGTCGTCGTGGCGCCGCATTCGCTCGTAGCCGTCGCAGTAGCTGCGGCTGGTATCGAATCGGGAGCACAAGACGCAGGGCAGGGGATCGCGGTTCATGGCTGCTTGGACGTCCTCAGGCTGTAGCGCATGGGCTGGGCGTCGATCCGTTCCAAGTACTGCTGCGAGGCCTCGTCAAACCAGAAGCCGAGCTTTCCTTCCCACTCGCCGTGGCGTTGCTTCTCGCACGCGACGACGCAGGTCGGCTCACCGTTGTCCTGCTCCTTGGCGCGCTTGTTGCGCCAGACGATGAACACGTTGTCGACCAGATCGGTGATCGAGCTGGCGCCGCGGATATCGAACTTGCCGGGGGCTTTGTGCTCGCTCTCACCTTTGCGGACGTGATGCACGAGGTGGACGTGGACACGGTTGGCTTGGGCAAAGCTACACAGGTCGTTCACGAAGTCCTTCTGGCCGTTGTAGTCGTCCTCGCCGCGCACGCACTTCATGAGGCTGTCAACCACGAACTGGGTGATGCCGAAGTTCTTGTGCGCGTAGCGAAGGACGGCCATCAGGCGCTTCCAGTCGATGGCGCCCATGTGGTCGTAGATCCACAGGCGGTTGTCGGTCCAGCGGTGTAGATCGGACATGAACGGGATCGACGGCTGGTCGCCAGCGTAGGCTTGGCGGCACATGCGCTGCATCTGGCGCGGCGCCGTCATCTCGAACGAAGCGTTCATCACGCGCTCGCCCTGGTGGCACAGGTCAAGGCCGACTTGGGACAGGAACATGGACTTGCCGTGGCCGTTCACGCCAGCCCACAGCGACACTTCACCCGGGCGGAATTCGATCTTGTCCTTGGCCTTCTGCCACAGCATGGTGGGGAACTTCGGCAGGTCGGCAGGCGGGTAAAACAGCGCCGTCACTTCGTCGAGGAAAGCGGAAGCAGGGATGATGCGGTGCTGCTCAGGCTCATCCATGTACGCGCTGAAGTCGATGTTGTCAGGGATCAGGTTCATCGTGCGAATACTCGGTTGCAGGTTTCAAGCCAGTCGAGAACATCAAGTTCGTACTCCCACATGCAGACGGGCTTGGAAACGTCTGCTGCGGTTGGAATCAGGTAGACCTTCGCGCCCCATTCGCGGCCCTGGTGCCAGATGGCGAGGTAATCCGGACGGCACAGCGCAATCGCCTTCAGGGTTCGCGCCCAATTCGGTTCGTCACCGATCCAGACGCAGATGTCCAGGCCACGCACCCAACGCCATTCGTAGTCGCGGCCGGGGTCGGCGTACACGGTCTGGTTACTGCTGCGGATTTGGCCGACCAACGAGACCATGACCATCTCGTCAGGCTTAAAGCCGCGCAGGCGGGCTGCCAAAATGGGCTGGGCGTTGGTCGCAATCACACGTAGTCCTTCCCTGCGACCAGCACAGACGCTTTGACGGCATCAGCCTGGGCCAGCAAATCGGCAATGATCGGAGTGAGGTAGGCAGGGGTAATCTGGCGTGGAGCACGCTTCTTCGCGGTCTCCAGCGCCTTGCGGACAATGTCGTCGGTAACGCCTGGGTTGGAATGCCACTCGACCTTGCCGAAGGCATCGGGACCAACGTTGACGCCAGCACCGCGAAGCAGGATGCAAAGTTGTCCAAGCCTTGAGGGAGGCGAAGCCGGCAGGGGCGGGGGAGAATCCTCTCCATTCCCTTCTACTCCTTGATCCTTTCCCTTCCCTTCCTCCGACGACACTTCGAGAGGATTCGCGAGGCTTCGCGAGGACTCGTCGAATGAAGGGATTTTCGACTTGCTCGGCTTGTCAATCTTCTGATGAATCAACCAGTTAGACACTTGCACGTAGGCCGCGCCATCGATCTGGTAACGCACAATGCACCCTTCTCGCTCCAGTTCATCGAGCCAGGCCTCGACGTTCTTCCCGGTGGTGGAAACGTGGCCATCTTCGCCATCGTCGTATGGGAAAAGAAGACTCGCGAGCATTCGCGAATTTCCGCGAAGCCTCCCTTCGTCGTCGGCCAGCGTCCACAAAAGGATGAAAGTCAGGCGCGCATCCCTCGATACGTTTCCCATGCTTTCGGACTGGGGAAATTCGGGCTTGATGGAACGAATACGCGCCACGTCAGTTCTCCTTGTCGCGAATGATTAAGTTTGCTTTACGGACCATGCTTTCCCGCTTGTCCAAGACTTGGGCTTCGTTCAGGCGCGCGCACTCACGTTCTGCTGCTTCCTTGGTCGACGCACTGCCGGCCGTGGTGATGACGTGAGGAGCGCCTGGAGTTGGATAGCCGATGTGGTACTGGCCATCAGGAGCCAAGTCGAGGACGAAGTAGGTCAGCAAGAGGCCACCTCGTACACGTTGCCGTCCTTGAGGCGCTTGTAGATCGTCTGCATGGCCGCGGCTACTTCCCAGCGCTTCGCGATCGCCATTTGCTGGTCATGGATCTGCAGGGCGGTTTCGATGTCGCGTAGGGCTTCGCCGTCGAGGCGGAAGTTGCTAGTCTTGGCGCTGCGGATCTTGGCGCGGAAGCAGCCATCGAGGGCAGTAACGAGGGCTTGCTCGTATTCGGCGCCAATGCCTTTCTCACACAGGACTAGTGCGACGTTGAGGGCGCAGGCGACACAGGACCACGATTCCTCATTGGCGTCACCAGTGCGCAGGTTCTCGAAAGAGAGCCAGTAGGCGACGCCAAGATCCGTGACCTGGTCGGGTTTGAGGGTAGATGCGTTCTCGCCGCGTGCGTGGCACATGGCGATTGCAATCAGCCCGCCGTGCTGGGCAACCGGGCGTGGATGGTATTGCTTGCGGGGTTTCTTCGACCTACTCATTTGGATTCCCCTGCTTTGCCAAACAGGGCCGCGACAAGGTAATCGCGACGGTTGATCGATTCGTATTGGCGAACGGTTTTTTGCTTCGGGACAGCGCCTGGGATTAAGCTTTGACGGGGGCTGGCCGCGGGCTCGACGCAGTCCCGAGCCGGCCCGAGATGCCACATGTACTGAAAGCCGGCAGCACGATCAATTTCGACACGCTCACGATGGGCGATGCCGGCTAGCTCCATTCGTTCGAGTTGGCTGGACACTCCCGAGCGGGAGTATCCGGTCAGCTTCCTCAGTTCTTCGTTCGAACGCGGGGCAACTTTGAGCAGGGCCTCGATGGATTGGGCCGAGAGGGAATGATGATGGATCTTAGTCACGGTGGGCACTCCTGCAGTTGACGGCCATTGGCTTTCGACGTCACCTCGTGATGGCGTGCGAGCCAGCCAGTCTTCCAATCAGCGATCGCAGCTGCCGACGGATTCATGCCGTGGTCGTCCAGCTTGAGCCCGCGGTCAAACGCATCCGCGCCGCGTTTGCGCATCAGTGCGGGGGTTATAGGTTGAATTGCTTCGTCCACGATTACCTCTTCTTGTCCGTTGCTCTGCGGTAGTGCTCGACGGCTTCAGCCAACTCCTTACCGCTTTTCTCGTAACGGCCAGCTGCTCGCGCCGCCTCCACTCCTGGCGCTGCAGCCTGTACCGCTTTGCGTCTATCGGCCCAGGTGCAGGCCTTCGCTATCACTTTTTTTGCCTCATAACTTTCATGTGATTCGCTCATTCAGTTATCCCTTTTATGGCCCGTGTCTCCGGGCTGTTCTTTGCCGTCTCCTAGCGCAGACGGAATCCATTAAAGATGCCTCCTGCCGTTGGTCACGCCACGCGCTCGGCCAGCCACGCGACCCGGACCCGGACAACCTCGGGATTCCTTTGATCGCGCGGGCGGCATAGCATGTGTACGTGCTGCCTTGTGCATCAGATCGCGAAGGAACGGGCTGCGGCCCAGCCCCCCGCGAATCTGATCGAGGAGGCTGATTTCAGCGTCGTTCAGCTTCACTTCGACGGTTCCAATACGTGCTGCGTGGTTCATGGTTTGCTCCTTGGTGTTGCGGGTTACGAGGACGGCCTTTGGGCCGGGGTGCTGCTGATGCTTAAGGGTTACTGCGGTTGGGGTGCTGCGGCTGGTGGGCTGACAGTCTTGCGACGGCGACGGGCGAGTTCCGGCCAGATGCTTTCCCATTCGTCGGGGAACATCTCTTGGCGGGTTACTTGACCACCGGATTCAACCTCGATGACCGCGGCGTACTTAGTGGGGATTGGGCGAATGCCGTTCTCAAACTGGTACAGCATCGCGCTGGAAACACCGATCCGACGTGCGAATGCCGCTTTGTTGAGGCCAGGAGTCTTGAGGAAAGTAGGCAGGTTCATACCTGCATACTAGCAAAGCTATTTCGAAGGCGCAAGTGCTATTAGGGCGCGTTTCGTAGCTTTGCTCGTTGATGGTATTAATAACAACGCTATGCTTGCAAAGATGAAAGAGAAGAAGCCCCTAGAGGAATGGCAGGTAGAGGACGCGCGGAAGCTACGCCGTCTATTTGAGGCCAGAACCGAGACCGTTGCGGAAGGAAAACTGATCTCTCAGATGGAGTTCGGCGCCAAGTATGGCATTGGTAGCCAGGGCATGGTCTGGCAGTATCTGAACGGGCATAGGCCGCTGAACATCAAGGCAGCCGTGGCTTTCGCCAAGGGCCTGGACGTCAAGGTGTCGGACTTTAGCGCGACACTGGCCGCACAGATCGATGATGCGTCGAAGCTGGAGCACGATAAGCCTGCGCTGCAGCTAGCGACCAATTCGGACGAGCGGCAGCTGCAATGGGTATCAAGTTTGGAGGCAAGGCTACTGAGTGCTTTTCGGTCTTGCTCTCATGCTCAGCAGCAGGGGTTACTAGCTATCGTCGCCAACTTTTCCACTGCCGTCGGAAACCAGTCGAAGACTGACCAAGGTCCGGCGAGGGAAGACTCGCGATAGGGCTTCTAGGGCAAGCAGGGCATTGGCCTGGCCGTCGTCGCTCATGCTGTCGAGGATGCGCTTGGCAATTTCTGAACGGTCCGTCTGCGGGTGTTTTTGCTGTTCCAAGGCGTCTCCTGCATGGGCATGGGTCAAAACAATATTTTTTGTTTGCAACTACTGTATACCCACACAGTGCAGAAAGCTAGTGGCTGTTTGTAAGGCATGTTGCAAAATCACCGAATGCAAATTGTCACAGATTCTAACGACACACAGATAAAACGAGGCGCAACGGCACGCCAGAATGCCGAAAATGGATGGAAGATGAAAAAGATAGTTTTATTGGCTTTTGTTCTTGCGGGCTGTGCATCGAGTGGCCCTGTGCAAGTTTCCCCTAATACCTACATGATTACGAAGCAGAGTGCAGGTGGTGTCGCCGTGCCCGGGATCGTTGTGAAAACCGACATCATCGCAGAGGCAAATGAATTCTGCTCGAAGTCAGGCAAGCAAACTGAACTGATCTCCAGCGATTCAAAGAATGCGATTCCATTTGTAAGGATGTCATCCGCTGAGATTACATTTAGATGTATCTAAGAACTATCCCGCTCGCTTCCTGATCCGTTAGATACCATCTCCGAACAAGCCCGCACTCGCGGGCTTTTTTCTTCCCGGCACCAATCGAGCACACTAGCAGTGTTCGTCCGACCACACCCGAGTAAAAAATATCTGCATGGACTAGCAAAGCTATTGCGTTCGCAAACTAGCGGTGCTATTATGAACTCCATCGCAACCGAGCCCGGCAGGGCGAACCGAAGGAGATGAGTGATGGCTAAGCAAATCGTCAAGGGTCAGCAATACAAAGTGCTCGGCACCACCGACAACCCTGTTTGCGACTGCTGCGGCAAAACGAACCTGACCCGCGCTGTTGGCCTTGAATGCCAGGACGGCGAAGCAATCAACGTCGGCGTCATCTGCGCCTCCAAGCTGCTGCGCCAGCGCTACCAAGGCAAAAACTTGAAGGCATCTGCCGATGCGATCCTGTCGATGGGCAAAGCAGCGCGCGCATCGGATGCCTGGAAAGAGCGTAACGGCTACTCGCCGACTTTCTTGGTTGCCGCCTAATGGACAAGCCTGCAAAAGTTATCGACCTGGCCGCGAAGCGGTACGCGCGGCAAGTCTTAGGGGCCTTCGACAAGCTGCAGCACCAACAGCGCCGCGAGCAAGCTGAAAAACGCGCAGAGGTCGAGCGCACGGCCCGCGACACGAACTAACCACCCCGCGCCCGCTACTGCGGGCAGTTACCGCCCGATAGGGCAGATGGAGAACGTTATGGTCACGAATGAAGTTTACGCGGCAGCTGTTGAGCAACAGTCCAAACTGGCCGCCGAGTTGGCAAAAGCAAATGAACGTAACGAGCGGCTGGTAGCGGCTCTGAAAGACTGTGCTCGCCATCCGCGCAAAGCACAGCGCGAGAACATCGTTAAGAAGGCCCTTGCCGCAGCGGAGGCCGCATGAACGCCCGCATGTCCGAAGAAGAATGGCGCGAAGCCAAGATCGGCGAGCTGACGGAAAAGAACGCCGCCTACACGAAGGCGCTGATTGCTGCTGGCGACACCAAAACTATCCGTGACGTTGGCAGCGACGTTACCGACTACCTCGCGTTTGCCCAAGACGATCTGAACAAGCTGGTCACTGGTGAACTGACGTTCGAGCAGGTCCGCGACAAGGTCATCGATGCAGACGCCGAGGTTCTGGCGATCGCGCAGGTCGAGAAGATGGAGCAGCGCCGCGCGGAAGAGGCACAGATCGCCCGTATCGAGCGCATGGCTTGGAATCGTGAGATTGGGTGGTTGATATGACGACTTTTACCACGACGGAACGTCTCGAAGCCCTCAAGCGCGAGATCGAGGCTGCACGCAATGCCACGCTTAGCTATCAAGGCGACTTCACTGATGGAATGGCATCTGGCCTGCGGATCGCACTGAATGCCGTCGACAACCATTTGCAGATTGCCCGCTACATCGAAGCGGCGATGGCGGTACACCAATAAACCAACCGCCGGCGGCGCCGGCCAGATAGGAGCAGAAGGATGGAAACGAAGCAGCAGCCGTACCTGACGCCTGAGCAGGTGCACCAGCTGAACGAAAAGCACGGGTGGTTCCAGTTCGGCGACGCGCAAAGCGACGTCAGCAAAGCGTTCGCGCAGGACGCAATCGATATGCACGAGCGTGTGCGCGCCGCGGCGCCCGACCTGCTGGAAGCGCTGCGCGAGTTGGACGAATGCTACTGCGAAGCGGGCCAGGAACTCTCGCGTGAGGATCGCGCTCGCCATCGCCAGACGCTCATCAAGGCACGCGCCGCCATCGCAAAAGCCACCGGGAGCGCAGCATGACCGCCGCCCGCATCGCGCGCCGCCAGGAGCAGACCGAGCCAGCACCTCGCCGCGACGTCATCGGATCGCTGCTGTTCTGGAAGCTGGACTGGTGGGAAGCGAACCCGCTGATCTGCTTTGCGGGCTTGGTGATGACGATTGTGCTGTCGTCCGTGCTGGAGCAATTGCCATGAGTACCGATAGCGAACTGTTGCACCTTGCCGCGAAGGCTGCAGGCTTCTACGTCAAGAGTGAATTGGTTAACCAAAACGATGAGTTTATCGGGCTTCGCGTGAAGCCCGGTGTCAGCGCACCACGAGTGACGATCTCTTTTTGGAACCCGCTGACCGACGATGGTGACGCGCTGCGCCTGGCTGTAAGTCTGCAAATGGCACTCAGCATCGACGCGCCAACATCAACGGACGCCGGGGCAGCGATCGCCACCTGCCCAACGAAAAGCGGGCTCGATATGAAGTCCGCAACTGAAATCGTTGAGAAAGTGGGCGAGCTGTCGGCGGCCACTCGCCGCGCCATAGTACGTGCTGCCGCCGCCATTGGGAGGATGCTCAAGTGACACGCTACTACGCATACGCGCTGCTGATAGTGCTAGCCATCCTCTCGTCGATGGCGATTCTGCAGCAGATTGACGAGATGAACGAGATCCCGATATGGAGGGCCGGATGAAACGCAAGTACCGAGAAGCGATGCGCGATAAGGCTGATCGGATGCGTGGCCTGCTGGATCAGGATGACGAAGCAGTTGAGGCGCGGGACTGGCATGACGAGTGGGTGATTGAGCACGATCGGCAGAACGAATTAAGTAAGATCACGGAGAACGAAAATGAGCCTTTTTAAACCAGCAGAACACACCCAAGCGTACATGAAGGCAGGCTTCATGGGCCTTGCAGGCAGCGGCAAGACCTTCACGGCTTCGAACCTCGCAATCGGCCTGATCCAATACCTTCGGGATCACGGCATCGAGTACGCGAAGAAGCCTGCCTTCTTCCTCGATACCGAGACGGGCAGTGATTATGTGACACCACTGTTCAGGAAGAACGGCATCGAATTGATGCAGGCGAAGACGCGTGCTTTTTCGGATCTAATTTCTGCAGTTGATGAGGCTGAGAAGCACGGCAGCATCCTGATCATCGACTCTATTTCACACTTCTGGACCGAGTTCACTGAGGCGTATGCAAGGAAGCGTAACCGCTCGCGCGGCCTGGAATTTCAGGATTGGGCGTGGCTTAAGCAGGAATGGCGCCGCTTCACCGACCGCTACGTGAATTCGTCGCTGCACATCATCATGTGCGGCCGCATGGGCTACGAATACGACTTTTTCACGAACGACAACGGCAAGCGCGAGTTGGAAAAGACCGGCGTCAAGATGAAGGCCGAGACGGAGACTGGCTACGAGCCGTCTATCCTCGTGTGCATGGAGCGCGAAATGGAGAACTTGGACAGCAAGAAGCAGGTCCGCAAGGCTTACATCCTGAAGGAACGCTTCAATGTCATCGACGGCAAGGAGTTCGTCAACCCGACCTTCAAGCACTTCTTGCCGCACATCGAACTGCTGAACCTTGGGGGCACGCAATTGGGCGTGGACACTTCGCGCACCAGTGACGGGATCATTCCTGACCAGAATTCTAACCGCGACTGGAAGCACATCGAGTCCCAGCGTGAAATCTACCTTGAGAAGATCCAAGCCCTCATGACCGAGCATGGCATCTCCGCGCGCTCGCAAGAGGGAAAGGAAAAGGTCATCACGCTGCTGAAGAAGCACTTCCACACCAGTGCATGGCGAGAAGTTGAAACCTACAAGCTGGATCAGCTTAAGGCCGGTTTCGACACCCTGCATTTCGAGTTGAACGGGGCCTATTACTTCGAGAAGCCTAAAGACGCTCCCGAGGTTCCGGCTGAGGATGTCCCGTACTGACAGAGATTGCGATGACACCCGAAGCCGAAATCAACATCTTCAAGGCGCTGGACTTCATCCGTGACCACGCCCCGCAGTATGCCAAGGCGAAGTCGGAGCGCGTCTTCCTGGAAGAATTCCGCAAGACCAAAAAGGCACTCTGCATGAGGGCCGCGGAATCGAGTGGCGTGAATGCTATCAGTGCGCAGGAGCGCGACGCATACGCCGATCCCGAGTACGCGCAGCTGCTGGATGGACTGCGCGCCGCCGTCGAAGAAGAGGAGCGCTTGCGATGGATGATCGTAGCCGCGCAAGCAAAGATCGAGGTATGGCGGACTATCGAAGCGAACCGCCGCGCCGAAGCCAAGACCCTATAAGGAAGAGACAGCATGGACTTTGAATTCGAAACTACGCGCACCGCCCTTGCGAACGCGTTTGCAGCCGCAGGCGCTGAACTGCTTAGCTATCAGCCCCTCGCCAGCACCGCTGTCGCTGCCATCCCTGACACGCAGCCTCAGAAATACGCTGTCGCCGGTACGCTGAAAGGCATTCTGTCGATGGCCGGCAAGATGATGGGCGAGGATGGCGCAGAGCAGCCGACCGGCGATCTGACGGATGAGCAGATCGATGCGCTGGCTGAGCCGCTGATGTCGCAACTGCCTGCACGCTTCGCATTGCGCCAATTCGACCGCGCTGCGATTGCCGCATATCTGGCAAGACAGGCGCAGGCCGAACAGGAGCAGTGGACGACCGAGCCGCCGACCGAGCGAGGCGAATACTGGCACTGGACTGGCGACGATGCTCATGCCCCGATGATCTATCACGTCCTGTGGAGCGGCTTGGCGAAGAAGTGCTTCGTCAGCATAGGCCAGTACGACATCAAAAGCGTGATCTGGTGCGACAAGTTCGGTGGCAAGTGGATGAAGATCGAGCAGCCTTCGACCCGTTCCCCGGCAGCTCCTGTCGGCACACAGAACGTCCAAGGCGGCGCGCAAGTAGTCACCAAACGCCAAGTCATCTGCGCATCTGGCGATGCACTGCTGGCGGGCTTCAAGCCTGGGGACGTGGAATATGACCTTGCCTTGGTGCGCAATCTCGGCATCCAGATCGGAGATCCGTCGGCCGGCGCACAGAACGCCGAGGCAATCCGCAATCAGGCAGACAGCGCGCCAGTGATATCCAGCTATGACTTGGAAAAAGTGAAATCCCTGAAGTTCAAGTTCGTGGACTCGCTGATACACAGCGGCGTTCAATACAGAACCTGCGGCGCGATCTCTGCAACCCTCAACCAGATCATTGCGGACAGTGAGGCCGCCGCTGCGGGCGCGGATGCCCTTCAGACTGGATCAGCTAACACCCAGGAAGGCGGTGCCAGCGCAGAGAGGAGCGGCGAGTGAGCATCATCCACGTCGTATCGGTGTCAGGCGGGAAGGACAGTGCTGCCACATTGCTCCTCGCCGTTGAGCGTTTCGGGGAAGGACGCGTGCGCGGCATCTTCTGCGACACAGGCAACGAGCACGAGGTGACTTACGCATATGTGGACTATCTGGAGCAAGCGACTGGCGTTCGCATCGGGCGCCTGAAAGCGGACTTCACGGAGCGCATGGCGATCCATCGTGAGCGTCTGCTTGCTATCGCCGCTGGTGCTCCGGACTATAAGCCGAGTGCGAAGTTCCCTTGGACGCCGGAGCGTGCCGCCCAGGCCGCTGAAGTGATGTATCCGACTGGCAACCCGTTCCTCGACCTCTGCATGTTGAAGGGCATGTTTCCGTCGCACGGTCGGCAATTTTGTACGGAAGAACTCAAGCGTAACCTGGCCGTTGAATATCAGCTCGATCTGGCCGACGAAGGCAACACCGTTGTGAGCTGGCAGGGCGTGCGTCGTGACGAATCGGCACGCCGGGCGAACGTGCCGTCGCTGGAGCGCCTCGCGCCGAACATGTGGGCATACCGCCCGATCGCTACATGGACAGCGGCGCGCGTCTTCGAGTACTGCCGCAGCAAAGGTATCCGCCCTAACCCGCTATACCGCCAAGGCATGGGACGTGTCGGATGCATGCCTTGCGTGAACGTCGGGAAGGACGAGCTTCGCATGATTGCGCTGCGCTTCCCAGAACACATCCAGCGCATCTCTGACTGGGAACAGCGCGTGAATATGGCAAGTCGTGCTGGCCGCGCGTCTTTCCTCCACTCTGGTGATGTGGAGTCGATCTGGCAGCGTGTCGAATGGTCGAAGACCAGTCGCGGCGGTAAGCAGTATTCGCTGCTCACCGCATTGGAAGAACCGACTGCATGCGCTTCTGCATACGGTCTCTGCGAATAGAAAGAAAGGACAGAACAATGGATAACCAGACCGCAGGACTCGACCTGGACAAGCCCGGCGCGCACCACCTGACGCCGGAGAACATCGCGGCAACCATCAAGGACCTGCGCGAGATCGAGGAAGGAAACAGTCTCGGGATCAGCGATCCATACGATAAGGCGCGAGCAAATCTTGTCGCCTACATCGACGGTCGCACCGCTGGGGTAGCGCCCGAGCTTTACACCTGCATCGGCAAAGGTGGTGAGTACGAACACATTGGCGTTGCCGCCGGCGCAGGCGTTACACGCGGCAACCTTGTCCACGTCTACCGCGATCGCGCGAACGGCAAGCTGTTCTATCGCACGCCAATGGACTTCGACGCGCGCATGGAGCGGATCGCTGCCGCCCCTACACCTATGAACAGTGGAAAGGGGGAAGCCTGATGCGTACCGTTCCGATTTACCCGGCAGCATGGGCCGAGTCCTGCAAGGGGCTCGCCGGCCAGAAATACCGGCCTAGCAATGGTGACGAGGGCGAAGCGTTCTTCGCTGGATGGTGTTGCGAGTGCGCCCATGACCGTGCAATGCGCGAAGGTGCGCCACTTGAGGAATGCGATGACAACGAGCGCTGCGACATCATCGCCGACACCTACGCATACCCGGTCGACCATCCGAAATATCCGGCTGCATGGCAGTACGGCCCGGATGGGCAACCGCGCTGCACGGCATTCGCTGAGCCGGGAAATCTGGTCTACCGCGACGAGCATACGCTCGACCTGTTCGCCAAGGAGGCATGAAATGGATATCGAAAAGCTGAAGGCGCTGTGTAAATGGCTGCGGGAACACAGCAGCGGCATCTATCGCCCATCGGCGGAAGCGGCAACGGTCATCGAGGAACTGATCGCCGAAGTCGAACTCCTCTGGCGGGAGCGCGCAATTCTTGGAAGGGGCTTCGGTGAACTTACCACTCGCACGATGGAGCTTAGCGCCGAAATCGAGCGCCTGCGCGCGCGGTTCGAATACATCGAGGATCACGCGACCACAAGCGGCGGCGGCAATGGCTTCACGGTCACGCTCTTTGTGCCGGCGGACCACGAGGACATCGGGTGCGGTATCGATGCAGCTATAGAGAAGGAGAAAGCATGAGCGTGGACGCACTGAAGAACGTTCTCTTGGCAATAGCTGGAGAAGGGCTTGCACATGCAAACCAGAAAGTCGAGCGGCGCGACAAGTGCATCGCTGAACTAGAAGCTGAAATTGCTCGACTGCGCGCGGCTCCCGCAGCGGGAACGGTGGAGAAGGATGCGGCGCAGCGCGTTGAGAAGCGCATCCACAACATCTGGGAGAACGCGCAGATCGCGTGGGGCGACGCGTGCGGCGGACCTCAAGCATACGAAATCTTCGCACACAGTCTCATCGCTGCAATGCAAGACGAGATCGCCGCTATCGAAGCGCACAACGCCCGGAGCCCGTCATGTGGACCGTGACCATGTGGCGGCTGATGTGGGAGATGTGGACCGCTCAGTGCACGAGGTGCGGCGGGAACCACGCGCTGAGCAAGTGCACTTGGCCTGCAGTTACGCAGTCGAAGTCTGAGACGAAATAGGAGTAAGAGAATATGGAAACGAATGTCACTCTGCCGCAAACCGGTTACGTGCGCCAAGCTCAACTCATCGGCAACAAAGGGAAGGGGATCGTCGGGGTGATCCCATTTTCACCTGCCACATTGTGGAGGAAGGTCAGTTCTGGCGACTTCCCGGCGCCTGTCAAGCTATCTGCCGGCATCACGGCATGGAAGGTAGAGGACATACGCGCCTGGATGTCTCAGCACGCGTGATCCGTTCATGCGCTGCGGAGAGGTACTACATTGGAGCCGATCCGCAGCTGATCCAGATAGTCTGCCCAGCGCTGCATCATCTCGCGGCGCGCGGGTAGGTGAGCGGTCCGGTTATATGCCCGACCGTTCACGTCCTTGACCGTATGTGCGAGTTGGTGCTCGATCAGGTCAACCCGCTCCCCCAGTACTTCATCCATGATCGTGCGTGCCATAGCACGGAAGCCGTGGCCGACCATCGTGTTGCTGTCGTATCCCATGTTTCGAAGCGCCATGTTGATCGTGTTTTCGCTCATCGGGCGCCCTGGCCGGAGACTGGCAAACACATAGCGACCATTGCCGGTGATCGGCTCCAGGCCGCGCAAGATCTCGACAGCCTGGCGTGCCAGGGGAACGATATGGTCGTTCTCCATCTTCATTTTCCCGGCTGGGATGCGCCATTCAGAGGCGTCAAGATCGATCTCGATCCATTCGGCTTCGCGGATCATATGAGGCCGCTGGAACACTAGCGGCATGAACTTTAAGGCGGCACAGATGACTGCCTGCCCTTCATAGGCGTGGATGGCCCGGAGCAGGGCGCCGACTTTCGATGGTTCAGTGATCGCGGCAAAGTGCCCCTCAACTGGTCTTTCCAGCGCATCTCCAACTCCTATTGTTGGATCACGGTCAACCAGTTCAGCTACCATAGCCATACGAAATACCTTGCCGATGTAGCCGAGCACTCGATGCATTGAATCCAGGGATCCGCGCGCCTGCATGCGCTTCATGGTCCCCAAAATATCGGGAGGGCGGAGACTGTTGATTGGGCGATGGCCTATGTATGGAAGTACGTCTCGCTCAAACCAACTAACCAGCCGTCTATGAGTTTCCGGGCCTCGCTGACTGGCTGTGGTATTGATCCAGTCTCGTGCGACGGATTCGAATAGTGTCCCCGCTGCTCGCTGCGCCTCTTTCGCGGCGTCCTGTTTCGCGGCGCTTGGGTCAATGCCAGCGGCCAGTTGTTCGCGTGCTGCGTCCCGACCCTTCCGCGCAGCTGAAAGCGATACGGCAGGGTACACCCCCAAGGCAAGAGTCTTTTGCTTGCCGAGATATCGGTAGTTGAGACGCCAGTACTTGCCAGCCGTGTTGACCAGCAAGTAAAGGCCACCGCCATCGGAATGTTTGTCGCCAGCGCCGGCCCCGCTATACTTGGCCTGGCGCACAAAGGTATCGGTCAGTGGCATCCCTGTCTCACGTGTTGGTATCTGCTGGGCCGAGATGGTGACATACCATCAAAACGTACCAACAAAATTATGAGATGGGATAATACACGACTGGAACGCATGAGTATTGCGCACTCCCTTCTTCATTGGGTAAACGCGCAACATGAGACAAGATGAAAATTATTGAAACTAGGCAATAGTGCCCGGAGCCGGGATCGAAAAGCAGTATGAAAGTGATCTGTATTTTTGGGCAGCTACCAACAAAAATACCAACAGACTACTTTGCGTTCACTGCCCGGCACTCGTCGAAGCGCTGGACGACCTCGGCGTATCGTGACACGAGGCTTGCAATTGCGGCTCCGTCGCCAAGAATCTCTGCAGCAGCCTCCGGCACAAGGTCCGGTCCTGCTCCGTCAGTTGTAGGCGTGCTGGCAACGGGTCCAGATGCGGGCGCGGCGGCGGGTTGTACGGGGTTGGTTGGGCAGCGCAGCCGGTCAGTGCCAGCGCGCACACGGCGCTGAGCATCAGCGAGAGCTTGGGCATGTTCTTGATCCTTTCGTGTGGCGTCGGCATCGCGTGCGGCGTCCTTGGCTCGCTGGTCCGATTCCAGTTTTCGATATGCAGCGGCCTCGCGGTCACGCTGGGCTTTGCCCGCGTCTACGGCTGCAGCATAGCCAGCCTGATACCGCTCGGCGCCGTAGTGGTGTAGGCCGAACCAGCTAGCCGCAGCCAGCACTGCGGCGATCGCCAGTCCGGTCAGGAAGCGGTCGACGGTGTCGACGCCGATCATGACTTGGCCTCGGCTGGCCGGCTATCGAAGCGCGCTAGGTTACGGCCACGGATGATCGCGATCAACTTGTCGGCATAGGTTGGGTCTGTGGCATAGCCGGCAGCGGCAGCAGCGCGGGCCCAGCCTTCGCCGGTTGTCTCGCGAAAGCATGTTCGGTACCGTGGGTTCTGCAGGAAGAACTGCGCATGATCCTTCATGCAGGCTAGCCAGCTGTCGTACGCGCGGAATGCGCACTTCACGGCCGTGCGCACGCCACCGATGTACTCGTGCGTGTCGACGTCGACGGTCTTGCCCTTCCAAGCTGGGCCGGGCTTCACGCCGAACAGGTTGTAGCCAGGTGCACGGGCGCCCCAACTGGATTCGAGAGCAGCCTGTGCCAGCGTGAACGACGCCGGAATACCGCTTGTGTGCTGGCATTCCAGAGCTCCCGGCAGCAATTGGTCGAGGAATTCGGATGGTGTCATGGCGTCGCCTTAGCCGCTTTCGCTGCGATGCGAGACGCGTGCACGATGTTGTAGATGACGAGGGCCAGCCCAACGGCCTTGAACACGTTCGCCGGCAGGTACTGCGCCAGATCAGGCAGATTGTCGTGCACCGCGGCGATGATCGAATCAGCGAATGGGTAAGCCGCCAGCAGCATGGCATTGAGCCAGACGGTGAACGATTTGCGCGCAGCGCGGATGTGATCGAGGATGCTCATGTGGTTTCCTTTTCTGCTTGATCGCGCTCGCGCCAGGCTTTTTCGAGTCGGATTAGTTGGATACCCAAGATGACGAGGCCGGTCACAATACCGACCCCAAGTGAGATCAGCGATAGCAGCCCATGAACGATGTCGAGCCACACGAGCGACCCCATCGAGATGTTGCCAGCGGCGACAGCAGCCGCGACTGTTGGATTGCTCGCCGCGGCCTCAATCGCCGATTTGACGTTTTCGGTTTCTTGCATGGTTTTGTCTTTCAAGGATTTCCGCCACCCCTGATATAACCAGAATGGCGAACCAGATCACTCCGAGTAGGATCAGCATGGCGGTCGGGAACGAGTAAGCGAAGCAGTTGCGCATACGTCAACGCCACCATGTAGACGTTGTAGAAAACAGGTGGCGCGTATGCCATGTACAGCAGCCAGCCGAC